CACCCAATATCTGATAAATCAATATCAACATGCATGTCGTGACTACCAACTGGAACTCCCCAAATCATAAAGTCACCCGATTCATTTGTTTTTACGGTATATCTATAATAATTTTCATATACCTCTAAAACCTCTTCTCTTGTTAAAATATCCGATTGGTCAGGGAATGTACCTGTTGGTGTATGTCCACCGTGTTGTTGTCTCGCAGGTAATAAATTATATCTGTAATTGTTTTCGTCTTTAACTGTTAAATCAGTATACGGATATAAAACAGAAATAACAGGGTCATCCGCATGAATGTCTTTTTGAGGTACGAATATGGAAACTCTTGCGTTTGGAAGTCCAAATCCGTTGTTTGCGGTAACCCTACCACATACAACACCGTAATCAGCACAAAGTGACGTATATATGTCAGATTGACTAAATTTTAATGACAGAATCTCAAGATAATCGTAATCTTGTTTTAACTCTACGGTTACTTTCTGTTCTTGACCAATATTTGTTGAAATTCTATACTTTTGCATCTCTTACAATAAATAGAAAGCACATGATTTTCTACTATTATAAAGAAAAAACATTTTAATATGTAGTCGTTCCTAATGATTTAGTTCTAACTCTTATATCACTATTTGGGAATCTAATTTGGAATATCTGATTTGATGTCATAAACACAGTCATATCTATCTGTTCAATTTCCTTTGTTGTTGAATTTGCATATGCCTGTGAAACTTCTGAAGATGAATAATTTCCTCCTAATTTATTGAATACTTTTATACTAACTACATTAATTACACCCGATATTGTACCAATTTGTCTGATAAGGTCACCAACAAATAATGGGTCTCCCATTTTACGTTTTTCAATTGCAAAAAAGTCGGTTGTTTCTGTAATTACCGTTTTTACAACATCGGTTGGAGATTCGTTTTTATCTATTACTAAATCAATATCTACACCTAAATCAATTACTTGACCACTAGCAATATCAATATAGTCATTAATCATTCTATATTCTGACAAATAATTTATGATATTATTTTTTAATGTGTTTGATACAACATCGGTTAATCTACCAGCATCATCGTATGATAATAATTTGATTCTCACTTTATTATCTTCCTCTAACACATTAACCTTTGCAGGTGCACCAAATGTAGATGGCATTGTTTCTATTAATGTTTTATAATCGTTTAATGTTACAGCTCTGTTTTGAGCAGCAAAATTATAAGCAATCATATTTCTTATTTCTTCAATACTTGGTTGGTCAGCACCACCAATAGCTGCAGTGACATTTGAAACTCTTAATGATTGTTCTACTTGTGAATTAATTGAGCTATTTGGTCCTGTTATATCAAATTCGACATTATCTATCACAGTTATAACATTAACCCCTAAATTTGAATCTTTACCCCCGCCAATACGATATTTCACAAACAATGTAGTGTTTGCTTTAGGAATTGCACCTAATGACATATTGTTAAGATAACTTGCAAGATTTACCTTTAAAGTTCCATTCATGTAATTGTCCAAATTTTCAAGTGGGTCAACACTACCTGAACCAAATGTTAATGAAAAATAACTTTCAGGTGTATACTCTGTATAAAATTTGTTGTTTACCTTAAGATATGTTCCAGCCTTAAAATTATCTTTATCTGAAACCGCAGTTGGGTCTGGTACAAATATTTTATCTTGAACTAATGATTTAACCTCGTACCATTTATTTGACGATGAGGTAAATTCCGCAGTTGTCGGATTTGTGTTAAAATTAGTACCTTCTTTATGAATTACTCCAGTTACACCTAAGACGTTTTGTTCAGGTAAGTAAAGTTTTAAGAAAGGTTTTTGGTCTACCTCAGTTATAACTCTTCTAAAAATTCTAGTAACACCATTTACAACAGCTTCTCTTTTTGTGATTGTATATGAAACTAAAGAATTATTAACATCAAAATTTGGTATTTTTAATCTATTTGGTTCTCCTTTACTGTTAAAAGGGTTTTTAAAATCAATATCTTCTACTGTTTCGAATATTTGACCTCCTCCTGAAACTTGTGCACCCGCTCTTATAATACCCAAATATCTTTCGTCTTCTTTATCACCTCTAACAGGTACATTTATAGAAAAATCACATAGCGTCACAGATGGTCTTGTACCGGGTATCTTTATACCATAAGTTTTTGCAATATGAAATAATGATTGTTTTTGTTGTGCAAAATCCAACATTGTTTCTTGCCAAACTCTATCAATATGGAAATGTAAATTATCAGCAACCGCAGCATTTAAATCCAACAAAACAGAAAATATAGAAGCATCATTGGTGTTTTTTACCAAATCAGGATAATATTCTTTAGTTAGATTTACTAATTCTTGTCTTAAACCCGCAAAATCTCTAGTTGCGTATGATATTTTTTTAGCCATATTATATGTTTATAATTATGAAATCTGATGATGAAAATGCACCATTATTAACCGTATATTCTATTTTTACTACCGCAGTATATGGTTTAGAAGTGTTGTCAGAAACCCTAAATAACCTTTCATCTTCATCTTGATTAAATGTTCTTGTTTGGTCGGGGTCATCCTCCGCAGACATAACTTCTAATTTTGTTATATCTAAATTTGGGATATATTTTTTTACTGACTCTCTAATTTCTTCTTCAATTAAATTAAAAGTAACAGAGTCATTTTGGTCAAAAATAAATTGGTATAGTCTTGTACCAAAATCGGGTAAGAAATATCTACTACCTTTTTTTGTTAGTAAAAGGTGTATTAGATTTGCTCTAACCTCTCTTTCAGGTGCATATGTCATTTTAACATAATCACCTTCTGCACTATCTCTAAATGGAAAATCAATTCCGTATTTTACTGCCATATCAATAAATATAAAGAATACTAAATTGGTAATAAATAAAAAACCCGACCGAAGTCGGGTTTAATATAGTGTCTTGATATTCACCCCCTGTATTCTCAAAACCTGGAAGCTCAAGGTACGCCTTGACGACAGTAGTACTTTGAGGGAGTCTCCCATTATCTTTAAGCTTCACAGCTGACACAATCAGGGTTCATTGCTTGAGCCGCAATATCACCTCTTAAAACTGATTCTGTTCTCATATAGTATAAAGTTTTAACACCTTGTTTCCAAGCCTCTAAATGAACTTGATTTATCCATTTAGGGTCTGCAGTTGCAGGGAATGCTAAATTTAAAGAACATGATTGGTCGATATATTGTTGTCTAATTCCCGCCTGTCTTACTAAATCTAATTGATTAATTTCTTTAAATGTTTTAAATACTTCTTTTACTGTTGATATTTTGTAGTTATCTTCTTCTTTAACTTCTTCACACATTACTACTTTACCATCAATAAAACACCACTCATCTAAGAAATCTAATCCTTGTACTGAACCACCATCAGCTAAAATTTGGTCCCACACTTCTTTTGTGTTTTTACCAATCTTACGAAGTACTCTTTCCAATTCAGGATTCTTTCTGATAAATGTACCTTTTGATGTTTGTTCTGTGAATACGTTCGCAGCCCAAGGTTCAATACCACTACTTACGTTACCACTTAATTTTGAGTTAGATACCGTAGGTGCTACTGCTCTTAAGTGAGTATTTCTATAACCACTTTCTTTACACCATAGGGGTTCGCCATATTCAGATGCCAACCATCTACTTGCCCTTTCACTTTCAATCTTTAATTGAGAGAAAATTTTACGAGTTTCAAATTGTGCGGTTAAACCTTCAAAAGGCACTCCTTTTTGTTGTAGATAAGTGTGCCATCCTAATACACCTAATCCCAACGCTCTACCCTTTTCGGCTGAACGAACTGCATTGTCAAAACCTCTTAAGTTCTTTGCTCTTTGTATAAACTCCTCTAAAACACCATCTAAGAAAATAGTGGACGTGTAAACTAAATCAGTATCTTTCCACTCATCATACTTTGCTAAGTTAAGTGAACTTAAGCAACAAACGAATGAATGTTGTTCGTCAGTATGTAAAACAATTTCAGAACAGATATTTGTCATATGAACTTTTAAACCATTCTTCTTATACATTTCAGGATTGTGTTTGTTCACATTCCCTTTGTACATAATATATGGCTCACCAGTTGCCTTTCTTTTTTGTAATAATTTGCCCCATTTTCTTCTAGCTTCAGTATCACCCTCCTCAAGTTTTTTCATAAACTTATCACTAACCACAACACATTGGTGTAAGTTAAGTGATTGTCTATTTACATCTCCCTTAGGTTCTCTAATTTCTAAGAAATCTTCAAAATCTTTATGGTCTATTTTAATATTAACAGATGCTGCACCTCTTCTAACAGAACCTTGATTCGTTGCTAAAATAGTTGAGTCGTAAATTTTAACGAATGGAACAACACCGTCAGATGTACCATTATTAGTGATTTTAGCACCGGCTGGTCTAATCATATTGATACCAATACCAACACCACCTCCGTGTTTTGCTAACAACATTAATTCGAGATTTTTGTTACCAATTTCAAAAATACTATCACCCACATCGATACCAAAACAAGAGATTGGTAAACCTCTATCAGTACCAGTGTTTGATAATACTGGTGTTGCCAAACACAACCATCCTTTCCAAATGTAATCAAAAAATTTGGTTGCTAAATTTGGTTTACCTAATCTTTTTGCAACTGTTGTTGCAACTCTCCAATATGCATCTTTTGGTTTTTCACCGGCAAGTAAATAACCTTTTGATATTGTTTTCACATAAATTTCTGTATTCCCCCAACTTGGGAAATCGACATCAAGTTCCCAACCGAGTTCTTCTCCGTAATTTTTCATATATAATAAATCTTGTTTTTAAAATTAAAAAATGTCATCCCAATTCTCACCTTCACCCGCCTTACTGTAATCAGTAGGTCTGATTGCGAAGAAATCAGTATGAGTTACTCCACCTGTTAAGTGATAGAACCAATCTAATTGAGATGCCTTTTTATCGTTGTACTCAAAATAATCATCACCACCTTTAATTGGGTTATATCCCAATTCTCCTAATTTTTCATTAACTCTTTTAGTAATGAAATGTTTTAAATCATCTTTTTTAAGATTTTCTAAATCACCCATTTCAAAAATTTTATCAATGAACTTATGTTCTAATTCGATAATGATTTTAGCGGCCTCGTAGATATCTTCTTTCGCCTCTTCCAATAATTCAGGAAATTCTTCACACATATGTCTGAATAATTGACACCCCATCTTTGAGTGTAAAGATTCATCTCTAACACTCCACTTCATTTGTTGTCCGATTCCTTTCAATAGATTTCTCATTTGGAAAGAATACAATACTGCGAATGATGAGTATAATGCAACACCTTCAGCGAATGCTGAAAAGATTGCTAAACTTTTACCAACTTCAACTCTTGCTTTAGGATTTGTATCCAAATCTTTTGGTGTCCAATCAGCTGTTGTATTGGTTAATAATTCAAATCTCTCCTTCATTGCTTCATCATGTAAGAATCCTTCAAAGTCATCTAATCCTAATGTTTCATTTAGATATGAATAAGCAATTGAGTGAATTGTTTCTTGTGAACCAAATGCCATTGCCATTTGTCTAATCTCATGCTTTGGGAACCATTTGGTAACCATACCGGTCCAATAATCACTAACAGCACATTCAGTTTGAGCAAATCCCAAAAGAATATTACCCACTAAATGTTTTTCTGATTCATTTAAATTTTCATTCCAATCTTTAACATCACCCTGCATTGGGATTTCGGTATGTAACCAAAACGCCTGCATTTGCTTTAACCAACCTTCCGTATAATATTCTGGATATTCAAATGGTTTAAATGGTATTCTTTCTCTAAATAACTTACTCATTAATATATTTTTATTATTTTTTTTAATTATTATTTTGTTTTACTTCTTGTCTTCTTTGAAATGCTTGAGCTGCTCTATTAACATTGTGTTTAACCTTTTCTTCTTCATGACCTAACAATGTACTTTGTGATTCTGTATCAATGATAAGGAACTCATTGTTAAACTTACAATTTGAAAACACAACGCCATCTTTACCAATACGTGATTTAAGTAATGTTAAAGTTGCTAAGTTATGTTCTTTTTGTTCTAATGTTTTACCTATTGATAAAATTACGTGAGCAATTTGTGCTTTCTTAATTGAACCCCCCATTTGGTCTCCTGTAACAACTTCAGATGAAATTGATTCACGATTACCTTGTGTTGCGGTCCAAATTGCAATATTAAATTCGGTAGTCATAGATTCTAAACTTCTCATGATAGAACCTTCTCCTTTCCATTCTTCTCCGTTAGTATTTTTTTCAGGTGAAATACAATCAACATAATCTATAATTAGTAAGTCAATTTTATTTCCCTCTGAATTCATTTTTCTAATTTTAGATTTAATTTCAGAGATTGTAATATTATCACTAGCCAATTTCAAAAGTTTAATACTTCCTTTGGAACGAGCTTGAGCTTCGTCAACCTTTTCCTTTACAATGTCTTTAAATTCAGGTTGCTCATCAGGTGCAATTTCTGACCAAATGGTATAGTGTTTACGTTTAATATTACCCGGATTATCCTCAAAGAAAATTTGTAACACATTATAATCTAAGTTAAATGCGGTATTGGCAAACTTAGTAAGTAATGTTGTTTTACCTGTACCGGTTGGTGCTAATACAACCCCCAATTCACCGATACCTAATCCACCTTTTAATAGATTATCAACACCAACAATCCCTGTTGGAATTGGGTGTCTGAAATCTTTTTCTAAGGCCGCATCAATATCGTGAAACACATCAGTCGCATCATCACCCATAACTCCAACTTGAAGTGCTTTTTGAATGATTTGTTCAATCTTATGGTATGATTCAAAGTCACCGTTTTGAATAATACTTTCAACAGATTTTAATTCTCTTTTAAGATTTTGTTGTTTACAAAAGTTTAATGCAGTATCCTTAACATATGAAGTATCTCTCTCATCAGATTTAATCGCCTCTAACGTGTCAATGTGTACTCTGGCAGAATCTTTTCCAACATTCTCAGCCATTATTTTCTGTGCAATTGTATTGTAATCAGGAATTTTGTTATAAGATTTGTAAAGCTCCTTTAGATTTTCCATAATATATCTAAAAGAACTATTCTCAAAAAACTTAGTCTCTAATACATCAATAATTGTTTCTCCGTATTTTTTGTCTTCTACTATTGCCTTTAATAATGATTGTTGAAACGAATGTCCTAACTGTCCAAAATTTCTTTCTTCCATGCGATTAATTTATATATATGTTTAAAAATTATAATTGATAATTTAAGTACGTTGTTTCCAATTCTTCTGAAGACAAAATGTCGGTTAAGTCTGACAAAATTCTCTTCAACTTTGGACGAACATCTACCGTATATCTAACCTTTGGGTGGTAAAAATATGCGGGAAATATCCTTGAAATAAATACGTCGTCGCCTAACTTAATTTCCAATAAAAAATGTTCTTTGTCTTTCTCATTTGAATCTTCCACATAGTCAGAAGATAAGAAAAAATTTGCATTTTCACACAAATAATCGGAACTTTTTATTTTTAAATCTTCTGAAATTTCTTCACAAATATTTTTCACATAATAGTGTAAGTCCATAGAACGTCTTGCCTCTTGGACATGGTCTTTTACATTAAAAAATCTTTGGCAGATAATGTTTCCTTCTAATGTTAACAGGAATTCGAATTTTGTGATGTCTTGTTGTTGGTTACTCATAATTTTTAATTTTAATCATTCTTTTATTTTTTTCTTTTGTTGTTAATCGAAGGTATGGGTTTAAAAAATTAACCCACGCATCATCTGATTTAGGTAATAGGTTAAATATACCGTCATCCCTCATCATTCTCATTGCATTTTTATAAGACCTACCTTCTTGGTCTAAATTTTCGTTTATTAATTGATTTATATTTTCAATTGCTTCATCAGTTAAAAACGGATTTTCTAAACTCACAATCTTACTATTCACTTCAAAAAACTCGTCCCCAAAGACACCGTATTTTGTTACACCAGTTAAAAAATTAGCCAATAGTTTATTATGTTTATCTTGTTCAAACATTAAATTAGTCTTTTCTTTAACTTCTTGAACAGAAAGATGTTGTGTTTTAAGTTCAGGAAATAACCCAAGAAATTTCTTGAGTCCCATCCCCTTAATACCCGCAATGTTATCTGATGAATCTCCACACATCATCTTAACCAATTTGACATTTTCAATTAAGATTTCTTCATGGTCATATATGATTGTATCTTTTTGTGAATACAATTTTTGATGTGATGGATTGTATATTTTTGTGTTTTCGGAAACTAATTGAGTAAGGTCTCCGTCTGAAGAATATATAATCTTTTTTTCATTTGGTGAGTTTTGAGTATAATAAGCTATACAATCATCTGTTTCACAAAATGAATATTCTCCTTGTCTAACATAGAGTTCTTCAAGATATTGCTTTACCCTTTGTCTTTGATATTGGTAAGAATTAAGTTCTTCTTCAGAACGAAGTCTAGATTTTCTGTTTTCCTTATAGTGGATGTAGTAGTTTTTTCTCATTTGAGAACCTTCTTCTCCATCCCAAAAAACTACTATTTTATCAAGATGGTATAACTCAAACGTTCTCCTAAGAGTATTGATGAAATGATAAATTCCGCCAATGTGTTCTCCTTTATGAAAGGCGTTTTTGACACCATAGAAACCAATCGTAAGTAAATTATCTCCATCTACTAATAAAACAGACATTTAAAAAATTAAGTTATTCATTACTCATCATCTGTTACAACTTCGATATCGTCTGCGTCTGTAACATTAACGCCTAACATGTTACTAATATAGTCTCCATGTTGTGATTTGTAAAGTTCAATACTTTTCTTTTCTTCAGAATCGTCTCTACCTTTCATAAAGTCATGTGCGGTAACCAAAATTCTACCATCTTCGTAACCCAAACCATTTACGTGGTTTTTCATGATAGAGATTTTTGTTCTTGTTGCAATCTTAACTTTTCTCTTATCTTTAGTGATTGAGATTTTTGTTGTTCCTGCACCTTTTTGATTACCGAATAAGAATACTAAGGTTGAGTTTAACCAAATTGCTTCTCCCCCTTTAGCTTTAATCTTTGGTTGTCCAAAAGGATTATCAGGTAATTCTACCCAAGGTTGGTTAACAATGATTAATGTGTTTGTGTAAGGTTTGTCAGTTCTTCTTGAACCCGAAATTCTTTGATTTAATCCTTGACCAATCTTGTCAGATAAGATTCTTGCGTTGTGTTGTGCACCTCCCTTACCTTCATATGTCATCTTACATGGTACAGAACCTACAGAATCCCATACAAAGAGAATGTCGTGTGGAATTTCACCCTTTTCTTGTGCATCCAACACTTCGTTAATATAATCAGTAATTTGTTCAATATATTCAAAATCACTGTTAAAAAGATAAAAATCGTCTTCTTTATTGAAACCCATTAATTGTGCGTGGTCCCAACTCCATTTTTGTTCGGTAATGATAAAAACAGGAAGAATACCTTTTTTCTGAGCATCTACCGCAGCTTTTACTAATGCCGTTGTTTTACCTGTATCACTATGTCCTAAGAACATATTTAAATGTCCAACAGCAGGTCCAGGAATACCTGTTGCGTCTAAAAAAGCATCCCCTAAATCTAAGAAACGGTCAGGTTTATATTCCGCTTCTTTGGAGAATTTCTTCTTCATCGAACTAAAATCATTTTTCTTTATTGCCATAACATTGAATTAAAAATGGGGCTTATGACGTTATCTCCGCCCCTGTGTAAAATTAGAATGGTAAATCTGAATCTGTATCATCATCTTCTTGTGGGTCTACCACAGGAGTTGATGTTTTAACAGGACCTCCAATCATTTCTTCTGATGTAGATGCTGATACCCATTTATTGCTTTCAGTGCTCCATTTTGGAGTTTCACCTTTTGCAACTAATTCAAGATAATCTTCACCTTTTTTAGAATATACATCTGACCAAGTCAAATCATCTTCTACCCAACCCTTTGCAGTATTTGCATCGGTGTGTAGAGGACCCGCATCTTCAGGAATTACTGAATTAATTGATGTGTATTCCTTACCTGTTCCAGCTTTAGTTAAAGCTAAAGATAAAATAAGGTCACGACCATTTTCAGGATTGGTGATATCACCTTTATTACGGAAAATAGGGAAGATTTTATCTAAAACACCATCACCTTTAGCGTTGTGTTTAAATCTCCAAAATTTTGGTCCGTCCTGTTCGTGGTCACGGTCGATTACCTTAACGATATAAAACTTGCGGGAACGATAGTTACGTGCAAGTTCTTTATCTTCTTGTGAACCTGTCATCATTAAACCTTCGTACACTTCATGAAGAGGAGAACGTTTTCCCTCTTGTTTAGGGTCGTACAATTTAACCCACTTTCCATCTACTTGAATTTCGTGGAAATACACTTCAACAAAAGGTGATGAACCATCTTTTGTTGGGAGAATACGAATTCTTCTTTCTTCTCCTTTTGAACCTTTAGGAAGTACTGTTGTAAAGTACTTTTTCATTCTATCCTCTTGGGATACTTTGTTGTTGTTGCCACTTGTGGCCTGTTTGTTCTTCTCATATTGAGCTAGAACCGCGTCAAATGTAGACATAAATTTTAGTTTAAGTTAAAAATTGTTTATGATAAAATATAGATAAAAAAACCCAGACTTGGAAATCTGGGTTAAAGTTTTTTTTAATTTCTATTGATTAATCCCAACTTATGATGTATTGTGGATAAGTCCCCATTGGACTGTACGATGGTGTTACTTTATATCCGTAAACAGTAACCAACGTATTAATCATTGTACTGTTTAAGTATTTACCGTCAACGTAAGCTTGGTATAATCCTTGATTAGTTGCCCCTGTAATGACTGAATTAATAAAATCTAAAGAACCAGTTGCATTATTTGATGCTGTTCTTGCTGCTGAGCCTGATATCATTTTATATTATATTTTTTATATTTTTTTATTCTAATGTTAATAGATACTTTAATTTTTGGAATTTACCTAAAATTTCATCTCTAAGATTCAATAGATTAGTATCTTGAGGGTCTAATTGTTCTGTCATTTGAACCAATGCTTGACATATGGTTTCCGCCATTTCTATTGGTTTAAGTTCTGATAAATTAGCCAATTTAATTGTGTTAGTTTCATCATCTAAGACAAAACGACCATATTGACCCATTGCCTCTTCTACGAAATCATCCATTAACCCATCCAATTCATCTCTCGTACTTGCAAATGCATTATGTCTAGCGTAACCTTTGGTTTGCCAATGAAATATTTTTAGTTGAGCGTGTACTCCTAAAAATAGGTTTACGTTAGAATTTAAATTCATCTTCTTCTTGTGGGTTAAAGCTTGTTTTTATTTGTTCAGGTGAATAGTTGTCTATTTCATCTTTAGTTAATACATATTCATTTTTACCACTAGCTTTCATTTCTTGTTGTTTGTGCGCAAAAAACTCTTGTGGTTTTTCATTAAATGGATATGAATCTAATGAACGCATTTCCAATTTTTCTTGAGGAGTTTCAGGTTTCATTTGTTCAACCTTTGAACCCAATTGGTCTATTTTACTAAATAGAGTGTCCATTTGTGCAAGTTTTTGTTCTAAATCAGTCAATTTAGTAAAAACATCATCCATTTTTGTTACTATTTCACCATGTGTACTTACATTGTCTTCTTGGTCTTTTTTAACACTTTTAACCATGTTAACCAAATCTGTAATGTCAACTTCTTCAGTTGAATCCATATCGGGTGCAGGTACAGCTTCGGGAGCTGTGGGTGCTGCCGCGGGGTCTACTGGTGCGTCTAATGCCGGGTCGGCAGGTGCTGCAGCCGCTGGGTCTGCGGGTAAATCGGGAGGTAAGTCCGCATCCGGTGCGTCTTGCTCCATAATCATTTTAGCTCCATATCTGTTGATGGCACGATAACGATTTAATTCCTCTTGTAATTTCTTTTCTAACATAGTTTAATCTTGTAATAATTGTCTACCGTCGTTGGTAATGTATTTTTTATTAATTCTTTCAACTATTCCGTCTTTTTCTCTGATAACATAACATTCACCTGTCATCAAATCACATTCTTCTCTCTCCATACCATCATTAGAAATATTTCTAACTTTTTTTGGATTTAAGAATTGGTCCATTGTATTGTTTAATCTAGAATTTTCCATAATATCTTTATTATAAGTATAAATATCTTAATATTCTTATTATTCTTTCACTATTTCAAAATAAACAACATCTCCGTCTTGTACCCCCAAAGCTTTCATTAATGCTTTGGACATACCTACACCACTTTTAATACCATTAGGTCCATTATTTATAGGTCCTCGTATGTTCGATGTTGTTATTGCGGTATTACCCATAGGTTCAATTACGATTGGACTATTTTTTAAATTTGTAGGGTTATAAAATTTGGTTTTACCCTGTATGATTATATTTGGTTTAGCAACATCGTAATCAAATCTTAAAGAATAGAAATAATTGTTTGAATCCTTAATACTATCCCAAGTTATTGGGTTTGGTGTTATTGTATTGGTATTCTGTCTTGTAACAATACTCATAGATGTGGTACCCTCAATTGGATAATTTTGTGGATGACCCATACAAACAACTTGTGCTCTCAAATATTCCTTGCCATTGTTTTTAACTTTTTGTATGTATTTTTCTCCTTTCCATCCATTAAACGGCACACCATATTGTGTAACACCTTGTTCATATAACATAGTTTCGCCAGGTATCGTTTTTCCACCTAAGTCAGAAATGAATGTTAAACCATCGTTTGTTGTAAATGCTTGTTCTTTATTATTAGAACTCGTTGTTGTTGAATTTTGTTCTTCTTTAACTTTTGCAATTGCGGTTCTTGTAACTTTATCAAATAAAACTCTATAACTAGCCAAAAATGAATCTGCAGGGTCAGGTAAAGACGCCAATGGTATTCTTGTACCTTTAAATGATGTTACGATATTATTATTTCTAATATTATGAGTTACTTCAGTAATCCAATATGAACCTCTAAATAATGGTACATTCTTCAAATAAAAATACATTGTTGGTTGAATCATTACATTACCCATACATGTCACATCACAAGTATATGATGACTGTCTATAAATGTCAAATAATCCAATATCAATTTGATTTGCAGCAGCACCACTTTCTGAACGACCCAAATTTTCAATAACATTAAATGATTCTGTGGTATTTCTAATAGATGTTTGGTCAAGTTGTACACTTTTAAAAATACCCTGATTTTGGTCACCAACACTTACTTCAAAAGCAACCACTCTATTTGATTTCAATAACTCACTATCTGTAAAAACTTTTGGGGTAGTAATAACCAATGGACTTCCTACACCACCGAATAGATTCCCACTATCATTTTTAAAGTTATATTTTTTATTTATATCACTTAATTCAAGATGTTTTGATGTTGGTCCAACATATTGAATGATGACTTTTGGTGATGATTCCTGATAATCAACATCTAAGAATGTACCAAACATATTTTTAGCGACTTTCTTAGATGGTTGTTGTCTTGATTTTAAAGAGTTATTTGAACTATAGAAATTTACATATGAAGGTAATGCCCTCATATCAAATCCTGTATTTTGAATTAACATAGAAATCACACTAAATAAATTAGCTTTATCATTTCTTGGGTCTTCCAATACGAGTAATTTTTCTAATGAAAGGTATGCAACATCACCAATATCTTTATTTGCT